CTAAATTACAAGCTTTAGGAACATATCGAGACTTGTGTTTCCGCGGTCAAACACGATGTGGTCAACGACATTCCGCATCATGTTTCCTTTCTGGACGTAATCTGCGGAATCATCCTGTAAGACTGTAAGCAGAGCAGAAATGTTCTGCTTCATTTTTTTGTCCATTTCTTCTTTAGACATGTCGGTGTTTGAAATCGTCAGCAGTTTGATATTTTTTTCAATGGCTGCACGTTCTTTTAAGAGCGCGGCTTTGTTCGCTTTGTATTCCTCTAATGAGTCAATCTCATTCAAATAGGCGGCTTTGATCCGCTTTTCTTTATTTTCCACTTTTTGTAACTGCTTTTCAAGATCCGCGAGTTTGGAGTCTGCATCAGCGGAGGCAGAGGAGATTACCGTATAAACGATTGCAGGAGAGTGCAGGATGCTTTCCAGATATTCAATCACCATTTTTTCAATGGGGCGGATGCCTATGTAGTGCGATTCGTTGCAAAATCCCTTTGTGTATTTCCAGCATTGGAAACCTCTGCTGTTTTTTGTACCGGAATATGCCAGCGTGCCACCGCAGGAGGAGCAGATCAGCAGGCCACTCAGCCAGTGTTTGGCGGTGGATACATCTCTGGACTTTGCTTTTCGCATATTCATGGTAAGGTGTTTTTTGATTTCTTCCAGTGTGGCTTTATCCCACAAAGGTTCCCAGTTGCCTTTGGTGTATATAACTTCATCTGCCGGTTTTAGTTGTCGCCCTCGGTCCGTATAGTTCCACCGGGAGATACCGGCATAAAACGGATTTTCCAGTACATAGCGCACGCCGCGGGCATCCCAGAGATTTCCATGTTTCGTGCGATAGCCCTGTTCGTTGAGTTTTCGTGCAATCTGCAGCAGGGAAGAGCCGGAGAGCAGTAGATCTTTCATCATGATCGGGATCTGTATGGTTTTCGGATCTTTTTCCGGAGGTTTTTTATTGCCCGGGGACTGGTAGCCGATCGGGGCATCCCCTTGATAATGTCCACGCAGCGCATTTTGTGTCATGCCGCGCATCACTTCCCCGGAGAGGCGGATGGAGTAGTATTCGTCCATCCACTCGATGATCCGCTCGATCAGGGAGCCAAACGGTCCGTCGATAAGTGGCTCGGACACGCTCACCACATCGACGTTGTTCTTTTTCAGGAGTGATTTGTACACAATGGATTCCTCCTGATTTCGGGCAAAACGGGAAAATTTCCAGACGATGATCGTATCGATCGGATGCTCTTTGGACTTTGCCAGCGCAATCATCTGTTGAAATGCAGGACGTTTGTTTGCTTTCCGGCCGGAGATCCCGTTATCCTGAAAAATATATTCCATGGGGATATCGGTGTGGTTGGTTTTCGCATAATCCATCAGCAGACGAAGCTGCGCATCCGGGGAAAGTTCTTCTTGTTTATCGGTGGATACACGGATGTAGATCGCGCCGGTTTTGCGTTCTGAGACTTTTTCTTTCATGGCATATTACACCTCTTTCTCTATAGTGTATGTTTTTGGGTACAAAAATAACAGCCAGCGTCAAACGGGTGTTCCGCTTGCGAAGCTGCTCCGAGAATGATACAATATGCTTGTCTAGGGCTTCTGTATCATTCGGGAGCTTGCCGCCTTGCTTTGGTAGAGCAGGGCGGTTTTAAATTGACAAAAATGTATGTATGACATATAATACACTTAACAGGAAAGCCGATAGATAGGTGTCAGCTATCTACTCCGGCGAATCAACAAGTTTAAATAACCGTCAGTTCTTACCAGGAGCAGGACGGTTATTTTTTATGTCTGAAATTACAAACTAGTGTAACAATAGCACATATCATTATCACAAATGTGAACAGATCAGAATATGTAACCATCGGCATCATCCCCCTTCACAGGCTCGGAGTAGATGCAACCGTTCCTCGGCTTCCCGGGTAAGTGTATTATATTGTCAAGGTGGCTGCTCTAGTGTTGGGAGCACCAGAGAGGTTTAGTTTGATTGTTTATCTATTTTATCATTTCTTGACCGTCAAATACGAAAGAAACAATGGAGCCTTTTTTGATTTTGAATGAAAAGTTAGAACGATTCTCAGCACCAAAACTATTTTGGGCATCAACGTAGCCGGAAACTAAATATACCTCTTTCTTTTTTTGAGTGAATCCCCATTCTGTGTAATTTGGAAATTTAGCAGTTGACGGAGATTTTAGTATGCTTTTTACAGTATCTTCACATTGGATCATCAACTTATTTACTTCATCCATATCAATTATATAATTTTGTAAGCTGGCTTTTACGTTACCTTTGGCATATAAATTATGGTCAGCGTATTTGATAAGGTTAACGGTTTTATCTTTATTTAAGTACAAAATCACATTATCTGCGTATTGGGTGGTAATTCGATAACCTGTTTCGCCTTTTTTATGAGCATTATCCAATAATTCATCGTGTGTAATTTTAAGTACAGGAGCAACTTCACACTGGACTAAAATTTTATCTATCGATTTTGCTTGACTTTCATTTAGTTCTGCAATGTATTTTCCAGATGTAGTAGATGAAGTTTGTACATCTATTTTGTTTATCGCTACTCCAATAATTGCTACCATTGCAATAAAAACTAATACAACAGTTAGGCATCCGTGTCCTCTTTTTTGAGTGACTGGTGGTTGTGATACTGACGTTTGCATTTTCATAACAGTAAATCCTCCTATAAATTTATTTATATAATTCAAGCACACCAAGTGGCTCAAAATATATCAAATAGTTGTTCTGTTTAGTATATAAACCATATTTTTCATGAAAATAGTCCAAGCATTCTTGCAAAAATTCTTCTGTTACTCCCAGACGTTCTGCAATTTCATATCTGCTTCGGCATCCATCTTTATATGAATCCACTAAATCCGATAGGGAAACCATTTCATTGTATGCCCAGACTCGTGCTCGTCGTTCTTGCTTTCGGTTTTCTGTTTCTTTCTGATCTGTAATATTCCCTACAGTAGTGAAATGGTGTCCGAGTTCTTCGGCCAGGATACAAGCTTTTTCTGAATCAGCACATATATCTTGATTGAGTGCGATGGTTCCATCACAATACAAACCTTTGAAACGATCGCTGGTGAATGGGTAGTCTACAATGTCAACATCTATATCAGAAGCGGTCTGGCATAATTTTTCAAATTTATTCCTTGAATGAAAAACTAAAACCCAACTGAAAATACGTCTAATAATCAAAATTCTGTTCTGAGGTCAAATAAAGCCCTAATAATGGATGTTCAAATTCAAATATCATGCTATAATTAAGGCATTCCAGATAGCAGGTATATATTTGTTTGCATGATTAACAGACGGCTGGCTACTTGTTATGCAAAAGTAAATGCGACCCGTCTATTTAATACCTATTGACAAATCGATTACTATCTGCAGCTTCGGTCTAATTACTTTTTAACGAATAAATCTGGCATTAAATGCACTTCATCTGGCGGGATGAGGTGCATTTTTAATAATGACATTAATGCTTTGAAATCTTCATCATCCTCTTCTACGAGCTCGTATGGACTTTTATTTCCAAGTCCAGGACGTTTTACACTATTGATATGATTCATTAATAAAGTCATATCTTCTTGCGTGTATGGGTTTAAGCTTTTTCCTTTTGGCACGGCATAACGAATAAATTCATGATTCTTCTCAATACACCCTTTTTGCCATGAAGCCATTGGATCACAGTAATAAAGGCTTGTTCTATAAACTAGGAAGCCATCCTCATCCAGCGTAAGTTCTAACTCATCTACCTTCTTGAATTCGCTGCCGTTGTCAGTTAATATAACCGGAAACAACCGTCTAAAAACATCTATTCCCAATCCTGTCTCGAGATAGTCCAGAACCCTTTTTACGGATTCTGCTTTTCCATCTGGCATCAGGAATAGTAGCATTACGTTGTTCTTTCTAAAGATCATTGTAAGCAAACGCTTTCCAGATTCTCTAACGCCTTTTACAGTATCCATTTCTGTTACTTCATCTTCTGAATATTTGAATTTCATCGCATACTCAAAATCCTCATATGTCCTACACTGTCTATACTCCATTGAGTGAAATCCATTGATATCGTTGTACTTTTTCTTCCGTGGTTTGTAGCCTGTCTTTCTTCTTAAATCTATGTTTTTAATAGATAAGGCACCTTCATCGATATAGTTATAAAGTGTTCTCAAACACACTGGCATTTCATTTTCATGTTCTGCATATATGTGTGTTAAAGGCTGGCCTTTCTTAACAAGTCGAGTCACAAGTTCATCCAATTCTACCTTCTTTTCATCAGAAAGTCTAACTCCTTGTCGACTCTCCGATCTACGACGAGTTACAGCTGCATCAGCGAATTTCGCACTGTAAATATACTTATCTTTGTTGCAAAGCTTTTTATCCTTACAGTTATTACAAACATACGGAGGCGAATCAAACTTATGGCAAGCAACTGATACATATCTATCGCATACCTTGGTACAATCCACTTCTCTGCAAAGTCTACACTTTGTATTACAGGCTTCTTCATCACAGCCGCACAAATTCCTTACTGTGCATTGTCTTGCCATGCGGCAATCTTTTCCATTCGGGTAATTACCTTTAATGAAGGTTCTGTTTTCTTTAACTTCATGTGCAATAGTAGATGGATGTCTGCGAAGTCTTTTTGCTATTTTTTTGAATGACTCCCCGATGCATATCCCAGTTTCTATTGCTATTCGATCTGACAGGTCCATTTGTCCGCTAGCATTGTAATAATTCATATCTGCTCCTTTCCCAGCAGATAGTAATCGATATAACCAATATATCATGCCTTGGAAAGGGCTGTAGAAAAAGTAAACTAGACCTTTTATAGCCATTTTCAGTTGTCAAAGTACAGGTTTAATTTTTCATTTTAGGATCACCTCCACCGCATTCTAAACTATGTATTGTCCAATAAAAAGGACTATTTTCTTTTGGACTTGACAAATTCTGCAAATGCTTTGATTTCATCAAGTTCCTCTGGTGTGTATTCATCACCGTCAAAATGTGCAGCAATGGTAGTAGGTTTTTCTATTTGTTCATCAGAAAATAAATAAGAAGTTGTTGTATCTAATGCTTTTGCGAATGAGGATATTTTACTTTGTGGTAAATCTACTTTACCAGCTTCAACTTTTGCAATAGCCGTTTTATCTTTGTATCCAACTTTTTCTGCTAGTTCAGACTGAGACATTTTTTTTGATTCACGAAGCCCTTTTATCCGTAAACCCATACTTTCTTGGGTATTCATGCTGTCCACCTACCTTTCTTATGTAGGATAATAGCACGAAAATGAATTTTATTCAACATTTTTATAAAAAATAGTTGACAGAGATTCAACTGTAGAGTATTATGATAACAGGGTTGAATATAAATCAACCAGAAAGGAGATGAAAACTTGACAGATACAGAAAAACTGAATGATGCTATTTCAGAATCTGGGATCAAAATTACAGCAATTGCCAATAAACTTGGTATTTCAAGGGGGGGTTTTTACAAAAAACTTAATAATGAAACAGAGTTTAAGGCATCGGAGATATCTGCAATGCAGAAGATTCTAGGTTTAACAAATAGGAAGAGAGATGAGATTTTTTTTGCTCAAAAGGTTGAATTAAAATCAACCTAATTACAACAGAAAGGAGAGTGAGAACGTGAGCAAGAAAAAAGAGTGGTTGTTATACGCAGTTGTGTTTGTTATCGGCTGGTGTATCGGAGAGATGTTAATGAAGTTGTAAATGATGTTGTTCGGCAACATCTTCTAGTGCTTCATTCAACAAATTATAATCATCCATAGTTTTCATTGAATATGAGTTAGATTTTAGTACCTTATATTCTTGATCTGTAATATACGGTGAGACAATTTCGATATTGTGTTCAATGCGGGATGCAGTCTGCGAAACCTGTATATCAGTTAAAAGATCTATTGCCAAACAGAAAAGGATTATGGATTTAATGACGAATGGCATTGTATGAAAAGCTTTTTTCAGTTTTGGCATAAAGAGAAGCAGTAGGAACACAAATAAAAAAGCACGGAGTTCGATCGCAAGATATTCATTGCTGACTGATGATATTTTTGTCGCATACCAGCTGCCTATAAAAGATGAAACCTTTGCAGGTGCTGAAAAGACAATGTTAAACACACTGTGAAATAGGGGAGAGCAAATGAATTCCCATAGAAAAGATCCAGCGATTCCAATTGCTAGAGATGAGAGTATTGATACAAATTTAGAATTTTTATTTTGTTTCATATTCATAACGTAATTCTCCTTTGGATTTATATAGGTGATTATAAATTATGAATATGAAGAAATCAACCGCAACAGAAAGGAGAGTGAGAACGTGTGGATTTCAAAGAAAAAATGGAAATCACTTGAAGAAAGAACCGCTGACCTTGAAAAGCAAGTTCAAAGCCAGCAGAAAAAAGTAGATGCCATTTGTGATTTCCGGCTAGAAAGACAAAAATTGCTTTCTAAAGCTGGTCCGAAGCATCATTGGGATTAGCAAAACCTATTCTTCTTGCGGGTTTAGTTTTATCTTCACGTTCAACAGATGTGAGTAAGAAATTGAGTTGGCTGGCGTGCTGAATTAATTGGGACTTTTTTCCATTTACTAAACCATAAAAATAGAGGATATCAGGGTTTTGATAACCGAGACTTGTGACAATCATGGTGACTGATGTCCCGAATGAAGTTAAACGGAGCGCAATTTCATGGTCATCATCAAGGGATGCTTCAAAATTATGAATTTGCTCAAGAATTTTTTCGTATTTCCAGTCGGCCAAGTCATAATTACGAATGGTAATTGGTTCAATAAAATTATTCATATGAAAATTTCCTTTCATAATACTCGGACGCGGCAACGTCCTGTAAGGAGATTATATCACAAATGGAAGATTCAGAAAATTAAGAACCGCGTACAGGCACAGTTAATAACCTATTAACAGGAGGTGGGCTTATGGCAAGATATCCAAAGAAAGCTACATACAGAACCTTTGTGATCGATTCTAAAACCGGTGAATGGAAACAAATTGATCCCAAGGATATACCTCAGAACAAAATTGATGAGTTGTGTGACAAGTTTGCGCTTGGCGCAGGTTATAAGCGCGTAGAGTAGCCACTGCGGTGGCTGTGCGGACAAGCTATAAAGGAGAAAACATGAAACAAAGAGCTTTTGAAATAGGAGTCGCAATTATGATGTTTGGTGCAACTGCGATGGACTCGGAAGGAGTTGGCTGGATAATTGCCGCAGGAATGGTAATTGCTGGCGCGGTGATCGCACATGTGGCATACACACTCGAGAGAGTGGAAAGAGAGCGGAAGGAAACCGAGCACCGTATACAGAAGCTCCGGAAAGCCAGTTGAAAGGAGAAAAATGCACATATATGAATTTACGTCAAATCGAATCGCTTGTAAGTGCGTATTTGCACTGCAAGGACGCAGAAAAGATTCTGAACAATGCAGGATCATTTATTTACACCGAAGCAGCGTGTCCGCTTATGGACGAGCCGATGGAGCAGATCTATGCGGCACTGATAGACGGACAGGATGATGAGACAGCGGACTGGATCTATGACCTGCTGCAAAAAGGTGAAGCAAAGGCAATCTATGATCTGCTGCAGGAAGGAGCCGACAATGGAAACGATCCCGGATAATTATGATTTCTTCCGGATGCATGAGGATGAGCAGGACAAATGGCTGGAACAACGGCCGGTGTGCGTCTGCTGCGGGGATCATATACAGGCTGATTATTGCTATGACGTTGGCGGAGAAATCTACTGTGAAGATTGTATGGTTTCATGCTTCCGGAAGGTGGTGTGATGTATTACAGACCCTGCCCCTATTGTGGGGCACATCTTGATCCGGGTGAATCATGTGCCTGCCTGGAAAAGAAAAAGGAGAACAATAAAAACATCCTTGCAGCATATAGAAGTGGCAGGGATGGACAGATGGAAATGAAGTTGGAGGATATGATGTATGGCACTTAAATCGTGGGAAGAAATGCGCAAAATTGACGTAACTCCATATTGCCAGGAACGGGATGGAATGACGTATCTCAATTGGGCAAAATGTATTGATTTGCTGCATGAGAATGGTGCAAAGAAAGTTTACTGGGTGCCGATTCCGGATGAGGGAACGGGAAGTTCTTTGCGTATGGTTTCAAAAGATTTCACAGATAGCAAAGGAAATACAAACCGATGCTATGAGACACGGATACATGTCGTTATTGATGAAAATGAGTATGAAATGCAGTCACCGGTGATGAATGGCTCCAATCCGGTCAAGGATAATTCCATGAGCCAGCAGAGGGTATGGAACAGTATGTGCCGGTCCTTTGTAAAGTGTGTGGCAATTCATACGGGGCTTGGATTTAACCTGTGGCTCAAAGAAGAAATGCAGCCGTTTAACAACATCATTCCGAGGAATGAGGAGAAGCCGAGCCCGGCAAATATTAAGATCCTGAAAGACCTGTGCCTCAAACATAAGGTGAATCTTGAATACTGGATCACGAGCAACGGAAAGACTTGGGACAGTTTATCAGCAGAAGATGTTGGTACAATGCTGAACAGTCTGAAATCGAAGTATGGTGATGACTGATGTATACGATGGTAGATGTGAAGCAGTACCGGGAAAACAGCGATGGAACAGATCTTGTTGTTTCTGTTCCGGGAATGAAACTTGGGGGGCTGCTCCAGAGAAAGAAGATCAAGAATGCAGAGATCCGCTTTGATGATGGGCGGCATATCTCTGCGGAGCAGAGGAAGAAAGCATATGCAACGATCCGGGATATTGCAGACTGGACAGGATATCCGTCGGAGCAGATGAAAAGAATTTTGAAGGATGAGCACATGATCCGCACGGGAGATCCTGATTTCAGTCTTTCCAACTGCTCTATGGATACGGCACGGGAATTTATCAATACAATACTGGAATTTGCGTTGGAGTGGGGCATCCCGCTTTCTGATAATGCAATCGACCGGACGGATGATATTGGCAGATATCTGTATTACTGCCTGATGCATAAAAAATGTGCCATCTGTGGGAAAGACGGGGAGATCCACCACGAGGATGCAATCGGTATGGGGAACAACCGCCGGAAGGTGGATGATTCCAATTATAAAAAGATTTGTTTGTGCCGGACACATCACACGATCGCGCATCAGATGGGCGTGATCCGGTTCCGGCAGATGTATAAGGTGTATGGAATAGTAGTCAAAGATTTACAGGAAGGAGAAGAGAGTGAATCAGTTGGAAATTTTTAGAAATAGAGAATTCGGAGAAATCCGGACAGTAACGGTTGACGGAGAGCCGTGGTTTGTGGGAAAGGATGTGGCAGAGGTTCTTGGTTACACCAACAGCCGCAAGGCGTTACGTGACCATGTTGACGATGAGGACAAAAACGATGGGGTAACGATTCGTGACTCCATCGGAAGAGAACAGAGTCCGATCATAATCAATGAATCAGGACTTTATGGTTTGATCTTATCAAGTAAGCTTCCATCTGCAAAGCGTTTCAAACACTGGGTAACATCGGAAGTGCTGCCACAGATCAGAAAGACCGGAATGTATCAGAAACCAATGACTCCGCAGGAAATGATGCGGGTGCAGCTTGGAATGATTGACGGCCATGAGGAAAGGATCACACATCTTGAAAACACTATGACCATTGATTACAGGCAGCAGCAGGAACTGAAAAAAGCAGTGAACAAAAGGGTTATGGATGTACTTGGTGGAAAGCGTGCACCTGCCTATAAAGAAATCAGTAAGAAGGTATTTTCGGAATGCAACCATGACATTCAGGACTATTTTGCCGTAAATTCAAGGAATAATGTGCCGGTATCGCGCTTCCGGGAGGCGTTGAAGTATGTCGAGGACTGGAATGCAAGCAATAACACGATGATCGAAATACGGCAGTGTAATGCCGGGATGGGTGGTGCGGATGGAGTATAAATTTACAATTCCGCTGCGGCCGATCACCAAGAAGAACAGCCAGCGGATCATAAAGGATGGATCGGGGAGATACCGGATCATTCCGTCAGCAGCCTATAAGAAGTATGAAAAGCAGTGTGCATCATACGTGCCACAAGTGGAAACCATTGACTGTCCGGTGAATGTAAAGGCTGTGTATTACATGCCGAACCGCCGCCGGGTAGACCTCGTAAACCTGCATGAAGCCCTGCACGATATTCTGGTGCATTACAAGGTACTGTCAGATGATAACTGCAGGATCATCGTCTCCACGGATGGCAGTTATGTGGATGTAGATAAATGGGGGCCACGAACTGAAGTCACAATCACCGAGCTGGAAACGGGGTGATGGGGTGGCGGCAGAAAAGAACAGCTTCGTCATGTATACAGAGTATTTAAAGCATATCCAGAAGATGGACATGGAGCAGCGCGGGAAGCTGTTCACTGCCATCCTCTGTTATGCGGCAGGGGAAGAGATACCGGAACTGGATGCGGCGGCAGATATGGCATTCAGCTTTATCCAAGATCGAATGGACCGCGATAATGCGGCATACATGCAGAAATGTGAGAAGCGCAGGGAAGCCGGTAAGCTTGGCGGCAGACCGAAAGCAAATGCTTCTGACGGAAACCAAGCAAAAGCAAAAAAAGCAAATGGTTTTTCTGAAAAGCAAAATAACCCTGATACTGATAATGAACCTGATAATGATACTGATATTAGTAGTAATGATAATAGAGTTATAGCACCTGCGGATAAAACGCTTTGTGCTGGAAAATTCCTCTTGAACGATGGAACAGAATACGAGGTGTCGGAGAACGACGTGGTTACATACCAGCAGCTCTATCCGGGGATCGACGTTAGACAGGAGTTGAGGAATATACAGGCATGGTGTCTGTCCAACCCTAAATACAGGAAAACAAGGGGCGGTGCAAAAAGGTTCATGAATTCATGGCTGTCTCGGTCGCAAAACGGAGCACGGAAAGAACAGGCTTCGCCGGAAAAGAAAACCCGAAACCGGTTCAATGATTTTGAGCAGCGTGAATGTGATTATGCGGATCTGGAGAGAACATTGCTAAATACACCGGTCCGGTAGGTTGAGACACCAGCGAAAGCAAAAGAAACTACTAACGCAAAGGAACGCGAAGATTGCCAATAGTTATCACAAGTTATGTTGGTTTCCCTTGGCGATTGCCGCCCGAGAAAGGATCAAAGAATGAAAGATTGCAAATATCCAAACTGCACAGAGTGTGAGGAACCGGATTGCGAAATGGAGCAAAATGATATTGCAGCGTTGCTTAAACGGCGCAGATGGGCGGTAAATCCAGAATTGTACAGGCAAAAGCAAAGGGATTATAGAGCGAGGATTAAAAGCAACCTTCCTCATTGTGATGAGTGTGAATCATGTATTTTGGTGCAGAAAGAAAGACAGGACGGGTACCGACGATTATGCATTGATAGTATGCGTCTGATTGAGCAGAAGGTGGCAAATAGTCCGATATGGTGCGGAAAAAGGAGACAGAGAAAATGAAAGAAGAATTATTGAAAATAGCATCGGAAAGCTTATCTTCGGACGAAGTAAGTCAAATTGTGAAAGAAAAATTTATGAATGCATTAGGAAGTGCAATCGAAAATGCTTTTCGCTGGGGAGATGCAAAGAATGCTATTGAGAAAAAGGTAAAAGAAGTCATGGTTCCATATATTGAGAGTTATGATTTTTCAGAATATCTTCCTAAACTTGATTCTGTTTTAACAGAGATTGTTAATTCAGATTTATGTATTGGCAATAAAAAGGTTTTGGAAAATTTTAAAAACCTTATGATGGAGCCGGAGCAGAAAGAAATCAAACTCACGGATTTGTTCAAAGCATGGATTAAGCAATGCGAAAAGGATATAGACACAGACGACTTAAGCATTGATTACGATGATGGCGTTTCTTATCAATCTGTGGATTGCGAAATGCGGTTTGAGTTGGAAGATAAACCGTCATGGAGTAGCGTACAGAGAGCAGTTATCACATTTGAAAATGAGCATGATGAAAAACTGAATGTTGAAATTCCTGTGTCAAAGTGGATATGGGATAGCGGAAAAGAAGAACCATATAAACTTTCAGTATATAAGGACCTGATGATTTCATCACTTAGGGGATTGAATGAATTTGAGGTCTTGCTTTTGAGATTATCCAGAGCCGGAACCGCAATCATTATTGATGAGGAATATGATGGTGGTTATATTCATCCGGAAAAAGAACCAGAAGCGTCGTTTAGTTAGGAGGCAGGTATGGTTGAGTGTATGAGAAACGCGGCGCATGAGCCACAGACTAATGCAGACCGAATTCGGAGTATGACGGATGAGGAACTGGCGAAGTATCTGCCGATGGTTTCTGACTTTATTTGTCAGCCTACGGAAGAATGTATAAAAAATACTATTATGACTCATTGTGGAGAATGTGAAAAGACAGAAGAATGTGCTATGAAGTGGTTGTGTGCAGAAAGTGAGGGCGAACATGGAAAATAGATTTTTATGTCGTGGCAAAAGGATTGATACCGGCGAATGGGTACAGGGCGTGCCGAGTTACGGTGAAGATGGCAAGATTGAAGAAATTGAGGTATGGGATGGAGAGGACATTACTTTTTATCCGGTATTTCCGGGAACCATCTGCCGGTGCACTGGACGGACAGATCGAGATGAGAAATTGATATTTGAACACGATGTAATTGCTTTTCTTGACACATATAGCACAGAAAGCGGATATGCAGAAGCAGATTGTATCGGTAAAGTTGTGTGGGATGATGAAACAATGTCTTTTCAAGTAACAAACAGATTATCTGCTGAAAGCTATGAGGTTTTAGACGAATGTTCTGTGATTGGAAATGCAATTGATAATCCGGAACTGTTGGAGATGCGGTTATGAGTGAGAAAAAATTCCCAATTTTAGGAACAAATGAATCTATAGACTGGAATTTAATTGCACTGCATGAAAAACAGGCAATGGAAAATCATTGTGGACAGACTTTGGAGCAATTAGCAAGGCGACATGGTTTAAGTTGGTACGAATTATTATGTGTTCTATTGGATAAACCATTCACAGAAGTTAAGTATGATAAAGAAAAAAATTATAAAGAACTATGTCAAAGGGCATTAGTATCGGAAGAAGTTAAGCAGTACCGTGCAATTGGCACACCGGAAGAATGTCGGGAGGCAATGGAGAAAAAGGTGGAAAAGAAAGTGCTGTACAATCGTACATCGAAGATATATTTTTGCCCGATATGCGAAAGAAAATGCAATTATATGCACAGCTTATATTGCTCTGGATGCGGTCAGAAATTAGATTGGAGTGATGAAGAATGATGTTTCAATCGTACATAAACTTCTTTCTGCTAATACTTATAGCCATTAGGTTAGATATTCTAACAGAATTTGGAGTTAAACTTTTTTGCATTCTGTCAGTTATAGCGATGATTGGACATGAGATTTTTAATTGTTTGAAAAGAGGAGATGAAAAACGATGAGACTGTTTGATGCGGATAAATTCAAGGGAAAAGTGATAGCTAGTCATACAGGAAGTGGTGTTATCAAATTGATTGCCATTGACGAAGTCCCGACTGCCTACGATCCGGACAAGGTTGTGGAGCAGTTGGAGGAACTTGGAAAAGAATGTGAAGACCCATTGCAGGATTACGCCCCAGATTATTTTATTGAGAAGGCAATCGAGATTGTGAAAGGCGGTGGAGTAGATGAATAAACCATGTGAGCATTGCGACAAGGAAGATCACAAGAAGTATAAGGGTGACTACTTTAAGTGCGAAAAACCTTGTGAAAGAGCAAAAATGTGCAAAAGGAATGATGAACAGCTTTTGAAGATGTTGAGAGGTGGTGGAGTAGATGGCTAAAGCAGTATTGGTTATGGATATGCCGGAACAGGTGTGCCAGAAATGCATATTGTGCTATGAGACAGAGAATGATGACGAATATCTGTGCTGTGCGACAGGAAAACTTTTGCCAGACGGAGCAAAGCCGGATTGGTGCCCGCTTCGGGAACTGCCAGAGAAAGCAAATCATCCTGATTATTGTGATAATGGAAGATTTGATAAAGGCTGGAATGATTGCTTGGATAAAATTTTAAAATAAAACGAAAGGAGTGAGAGGTTTGCTGGCCAGCGTAAAAGAGCTCTTTACTCCAAAAACAAATAGAATCAGTAAAAGATAGAATGAAGCGGCTGGGTGCTTATGAGAAGATCGCTTCATTCATGCAAAAAGAAAAGCAGGACTATAGCTTTAAAAGAAAATACGCACAGATCAGAGCAAAGGAGTTCCGATCAGAGTGCGACAAGCGTGGTTTGAACTGCCATGTATCTGTAGGTGGTCTGGATAGCATTATTTTATACATATTTCTCCATGAGGTATGCGGAATTGATGTTCCGGGAGTATCAGCATCTACACTCGAGGATGCAAGCATTCAGAGAGTGCATAAGGCAATCGGAATTATAAATGTGCCGCCGCTCATGCGGGATGATGGGACCAGATGGACGAAACCGAAAGTCATACAGGAATTCGGGTTTCCGGTCATATCCAAGGAAATCGCCGGGAAAATCGAGTTGCTGCAGAATCCAACGGAAAAGAATAAGACAGTCAGACATGCAATCATAACCGGAGAGACCGGGGAATATGGTGGCTGGCAGAAGAATTCGAAGATGCAGCTTAATCAGCGGTGGTTAAAGCTGTTCGGTGGATATGAAAATGAAACCGAAGGATGCGACTTTCAAAAGCCGGATTTCTTGGTATCAGCGAAATGCTGTTATTACCTCAAAGAAAAGAATTGTGACGATTGGGGCAAGGAACATAACAGTGTCCCGTATTTGGGATTGATGGCATCCGAGGGCGGCAGACGTGCCAAGAGCCTGCGGATGAATGGCTGCAATTACTTCGGGGCATCCACAATCAGATCAGCGCCGTTTGCAATCTTCCACCGGCAGGACATTCTTACACTTGCCTTGGAGATGGATGATCTCTGGAAGAACGGATTAAAAGAGAAGTATCGTGCTGCTGGACTTAGAGCAGGGAGAATAACAGAATGCTTCCAGATGCCGGAGTCGCTGATACCGGAGATTTACGGTACAGTCGAGAAAAAGCCGGACGGTACATTGTATACAACAAAGGCACAGCGTACCGGATGCAGTATGTGTGGTTTTGGAATTCACATGGAGAAACGACCGCATCGGTTTGATCTGTTGTATGAGAGCAACCCGAAAGAGTGGGATTATCTGATGTTCCACATGTGCAAGGATAAGGCTGGCAATGATTATGGTTGGGCGAAAGTGCTGGATTATATTGGCATTGGCTGGGATCCGACAACCATCGGCGGGAATTGCAAAGGGCAGATGAGCATAGATGATTTTATGGATTATTAAATAAAAACTGCAATAGACAATTCCATTGCAGAAAGAATGATTATTCTTTTTTAGTCTTATGCTTGGTAGTAAAAGTTATTGTTATGTGAAAAAGTTTATTTCCACATTTTATTTTCTTCACATTTGATTTTTTTGAAAATCTTAAAAGAAAATATGTACACAATGGGATTGATATTACTACCAAACAAAGGGTCAAAAATACAATCATATTGTTTTTTTCGATCCTCCGGCCAGAGTAAGACATGGCCATTATATAACATTGTTTATGTTAATACAAGACATATTGGAAAGGAGCCGAACCTCCGGCCGGGGTAACGATATATCGGGTTCCTTTTGAAAAATGACATATAAAGATTTTTTGGAAACAAAGATTGAACTTGCGACAGAAAGCGGATTCAGTATGAATCCGGAAAAAGTCAACAAGGTATTGAAACCGCACCAGAGGGATGCTGTGGTGTGGGCGCTGAAAGGTGGCAGGCGTGCATTGTTTGAGAGTTTCGGACTTGGAAAGACCGTGCAGGAGATTGAGTTTTGCCACTTGGCATCAGAACATAGCGGTGGCCGTGCATTGATCGTGTTGCCGCTTGGAGTAAAGCAGGAGTTTACACATGACGCGGTGGAAGTGCTCGGATATGAGAAACCGGAGTATTGCCGGACGATGGAAGAAGTGGAGAAAAGCACAAGCCAGATCGTATTGACGAATTATGAACGTGTCCGGGATGGAGATATCCGGCCAGACTACTTTGCAGCAACATCACTTGATGAAGCCAGTGTTTTAAGAAGTTTCGGAAGCAAGACGTATCAGACATTTTTGGATAAATTCAAGAACGTTCCGTATAAGCTGGTAGCCACGGCTACACCATCGCCGAACAAATACAAAGAGCTGATCCATTATGCCGGATATCTGGAAGTGATGGATACCGGGCAGGCGTTGACGAGATTCTTCCAGCGCGATAGCACCAAGGCGAATAATCTGACTTTATATCCGAACATGGAAGATGAGTTTTGGATGTGGGTGTCAAGCTGGGCGCTTTTTATCACGAAACCTTCAGATCTCAATCCGGTATATTCCGATGAGGGATATGATCTGCCGCCGCTTGAAGTAAGATGGCATGAATTGCCGGTGCATTATGGCGATACGGCGGATAAAGACGGACAGATTCAGCTGTTTCAGGAAGCAGCCGAGGGGTTGAAAGAAGCTGCGGCAGTGAAGCGAGAAAGCATTGACCGCCGTGTGGCAGAAATGAAACTGATTGTGGAAGAATCGCCGGATGATCATTTTTTGTTATGGCATGATCTGGAGAATGAACGGCATGCGATCAAGAAAACACTGCCGGAAGTGGTGGATATCTACGGATCTATGGATTATGATCTGCGCGAGCAGAGGGTAATTGATTTCTCGAATGGACGTACAAAGTTGTTTGCTACGAAGAAATCATTGTCCGGATCTGGATGTAATTTTCAAAGATACTGCCACCGTGAAATATTCCTTGGAATTGATTATGAGTTCAACGACTTTATTCAGGCGGTACACCGGTGTTATCGATTTTTACAAAGAGAACCGGTTGTGATTGACATTATCTACATGGAGAACGAGCGGCAGATCAAGGAAGCGTTGCTGGAAAAATGGAAGAATCACAATCATATGGTTAAAAAAATGATCGAGATTGTAAAAAAGTATGGTCTTAATTCGGAGAATAAGGCGCAGCGGTTAGAAAGGAAGATGGGCGTGGAAGGTAGCAGAGAAGAAAGAACAGTAAGAGGAAACCATTATGAAGCGGTATATGGGGATTGTGTAGAAGAAACCCGAGCGATGGAAGCGAACAGTATTGATCTGATACATACCTCGATCCCGTTCGGCAATCATTACGAGTACAGTGCAAATTATAACGATTTCGGGCATAACCAGAACACGGAGCGGTTTTTTGAACAGATGGATTATCTCACACCGGAACTGCTTCGAGTGTTAAGGCCGGGGCGTGTGGCTGCAATTCATGTCAAGGACCGTGTATTATTTGGAAATGCAACCGGTACTGGAATGCCAACCATTGAGCCATTTCACGCACAGTGCATCAGCCATTACATGAAGCATGGATTTCAGTATTTCGGCATGATTACGGTCGTGACCGATGTGGTTCGTGAGAATAACCAGACATACCGCCTTGGATGGACAGAGCAGTGCAAGGACGGATCAAAGATGGGTGTAGGATGTCCAGAATATATCCTGCTTTTCCGTAAACTGCCAACAGACAGATCTACGGCATACGCAGATGTTCCAGTCAGAAAATCGAAAGAGGATTACACCCGGGCACAGTGGCAGATTGATGCACATGGTTATTGGAGATCATCCGGCGATAGGCTGATCAGTAAGGAAGAACTTAAGGATTTTCCGATTGATAGTTTACAGCAGGTGTACAGGGAGTACAGCCGCGGTAGCGTATACAACTATAAGGACCATGTGAAACTTGCAGAAGATCTGGACAAGGACGGGAAGCTCCCGGCAACATTTATGGTTGTAGCTCCGGGATCATGGAATCAGTTGGAAGTGTGGGATAATATCAACCGGATGCGTACTCTTAACACCACACAGAGCCGCAGACGCGCACAGATGCATGTATGTCCGTTGCAGCTGGATATCGTGGAGAGAATTATAAATAGATATAGCAATGAGGGTGATATGGTCTACGATCCGTTTGGCGGTCTGATGACTGTACCGATGACAGCGGTTAAGATGCACCGGAACGGTAAGGGATGCGAATTGAATCCAGATTACTTCCGGGATGGCGTTGGGTACCTGCAGGCTGCGGAGAATGAAGTGGACGAGCCGACATTATTTGATTTTATGGAGATACCGTCATGAAAGAAGAAACGCCGGAGAAAAAAGTAAAATCATATAGTGAGCAGATTCGGAAAGAAATAAGCCACTGGAAGGACATAAACCAGAACGGGTGTAATGATCCGTTCTGGCCGGATGGCTGCAACATGAATCTGACGCGGAATCATATCCTATATTATCAGAGAAAAATCGCAGAAATCTGTATAGAAAAGCATCTGCCATATCCGGAAGAATATTATTTTTCACTTCCACCGAAAGTTGATATGAATTATATGGCGAATCTGAAACAGAGAGATCGTGTTAAGCGGATATTTTTCGGCGGGCATGTGCCGGTGCAAAAAAAGTATTTGTATGATGAGATGCAAATATGCTTGTTTTAAAGGATTTGGAATTAAGGAGAAAACAGATGGAATTAAAAGAATTTGCAGCAATGTTAAATGGAAGAGAATACAGCTATTCACAGTTTACCAAAGAGGAACTGCAGATAGCAAAAGATAATGGATTTGTTATTGTGAGTGGCGCATCGGATGATCTGGTGGAATTTGAAGGAGCAATTACGGATGAGGGAGATTGTTGGGAAGGTGGAACAATTTCTGTGAAAGCAATCCCCGATGGTGGAATTGTACATAACTGTGAGAGATCCAATACATTCAGTTTTGATGTTAAGTGGTGCAAGGACAAAGACGAGAATGGGAATGTTATTCCGTGGACGTATGATGTATCAATCGAACATGAAGATTTTATGATCTATGAAGATGGAGCGCCATACTGCAGGGGCTTTGTGTTCAAAGTAGTAAGTGAGTAGCTGGTTTGCTGAAATGTGTGTACATTGACAATTGAATATTGACGATTGGCGTAGTATAATTTATTTATTATTACAAAGGAGATGTGCCATGAATAAATTAGATATGAAAAATTTTCAAATAATATTGGAAGATGATATAAAGAGAAAGTTGTTTGAGCTTATCCCAGAAAATTCTTCCCAAAAAGAAATACAAGAACGATTAAATACTATGAGTGCAAGTGATAGAGAATGGGTTTTTAATGTTTTTGATAAATCAAAGGCCTTGATAAAGAACCAAGAAAAATATTATAGAATTAACAGCTTACTTTTGGCTCTGATGATATGTGGTGCCATTGCTTTCTTTACTTTCGCTTTTTTACAACGAAATTATGACCATGATGTAGTATATTATATTGTGTGTACGCTATTTGTAGTAATTGAAATAGCAGTGTGTTTATTAACAAGGTATTTTGTAAAAAAAGGAGATAAAAAGTTAACAAATGAAGAAATGTATTGAAATGAACTGGGAAAATAAATAAGCGTAGATAGTAGGGTAATTTTTATTATAAATGTAGTTGAATTAAAGTTGAATAATGTGATAAAACCAAGTGCCGATCAAAGTACTTGGTTTTTTGTTGCTACAATGAAAGGGGGAATGTCTTGTGGACGAAAAGGAAGTATTCGAAATCTGCAACCAGGTAGACAGCTTCATCGCGGAATATCTGACAGAATCCATTGTTAAGGGGACAAGCTACGATCTTATGGAAGCACACCACGGCATTCTCCCGATCAGTAGAAATTGCTTTTACCGGAGGCGGCGGATTGTGAGAAAGATTATGGAGAAGCGGATGGGGCGGATCGTGGAAGAGAAGAATGGGCAGTTGAGGATGGTGTGGTAGAAATGCTTTATATTGTATGACTAAAATGCTATAATTATAATGTATGATTGCATAGAGAGGGTGGTCCAGAAGTGGACGATATTTTAAAATGAGTAGAGGTGAATTAAATGAATATTCTCATACCAATTGTGAAAAATTCTTACGAAATGAGTGATACCATAAAAGCCGCATTAATATCAGCTATGATTCCCGCTTTGATTTCTATTATTGGATTCATTGCAACTAATAGATCTGTAAAAAGAGATTTTAAGAATGAGATCTTAAAGCAAAGGAACGAAATCGCTTTGAATAAAATGGCAACAATGCCAATGCGTATATTAGAATTGTTGGGAACAATTATTGAAACAGGAGGTCAAAACGAAGAATTAGCAAAAGGATTCGATGGTTTTATGAATGAAGTGTATGCATATGGATCTGAAAATGCAATAGCGCTTATTTCCAAGATACAAAAGGATAATATGTTTTTTGGCGATAATGTCGCTGATAGGAATTTGTATGAATTAATTGCTATGTATATACTGTTAGCCACACAGATAAAATATGATGTCACAGGAATAATCGTTAGTCCGGAAAAGTGGTATGAAATGAGGATGAACGATTATGAAATTAACAGGGAGAAGATGCGATTAGCCAACAATAATGTTGTAAAGATGTTTGAATTAAATAAGCGATTTTACATAAAGAAAATTCGATGATATGATAAGATATTGGAAAGAGAGGTTATCTTTAGTGAGACCTCTCTTTTTTTATGCCCTAAATTGGTACAAATCCACTGAATGCCAATGGTAAAATTACTATAGAACAGTAATTGAACAGGGAGGGAGAAGCGTGGAAAAAGAAAACGAACTGAAAAAGGAGTATCTGCGATCGTATACACCAGCGGTCAGCGCCGCGCGCCGGATAGAGGAAGAAATTGAGCAGTTAAGAGCAGATAAGATGGCACCGGCACTTGTCATGGATGATATGCCACATGCCCATGATCAGAAAGATCTCTCTGACTACGCTGCAAAGCTGGACGAGTTGGAGAGGAAACTTATTAAAGCACGGTATGAGCGCATAGATCTATATGCAGATATATTCGCAGATATTGAGCGTTTAGAGGATGAGACGGAAAAGGCGGTATTGACATACAGATACCTTCGGAGACAAAGTTGGGAAGAAATCTGTGTGAAGATGGGATATCAGTGGGCACAGGTCCATCGGATTCATGCCAGGGCATTGAAACATTTCAATCCGACAGGTGGATATTATGAGATTTTGATCAAAAAAATGAAAGATGATACACAATGATACACTTGTATGTGATATGATTATAGCGTGAAAGAGCGTAAGAGGAAATGATTCCCCTTGCGCTTTTTTCGTCTTTTGACTACTGGGGCATCATGAAACACAGGGGTGTCCCACTTCTCCCTATAAAAGAAACAGGCAGGTGATACTATTGGCAAGGAGTCCGAACCAAAAGGCAGAGAAAGCCCGAGAACTGTATAAGGGTGGAATGAAGCTGGTTGAGATTGCAAGTCAACTAGAATGCTCTGCCGCTACAATTAGGACATGGAAGAATCGTTATAAATGGGATGCGGATGAAAGTGAAACGTTTCAAAAGAAAAATGAAACGAAACGAAACGTTTCAAAGAGTAATGCATCAAAAAAACAAAGTGAAGAAACGGCTGTAGCTGATGAAGTCAGGCAGGTAATACAGAATACTAACTTAACCGATAAGCAACAGCTTTTTTGTATACATTACATCCGATGTTTCAATGCTACCAAGGCATACCAGAAAGCGTATGGCTGTGACTATCGTACAGCACAAAGTAATGGCTACCAATTACTTACAAATACTTACATCCGGGATGAAATCTTCCGGTTGAAACAGGAACGTTTAAACAGAGAGTTTCTAAGTGAAGCCGATGTATTCCAGAAGTACATGGATATTGCTTTCGCTGATGTGACAGATTTCCTTGAATTTGGAACAGAGGAAGTTCCAGTTATGGCAATGTATGGTCCAGTAAAGATAAAGGACCCGGATACTGGTAAAGAGAAGCAGTTGACAAAGATTGTTAATACTGTTCGATTTAAAGACAGTTCAGATGTAGATGGCTCTATTCTGTCAGAGGTTAAGCAAGGCAAGGATGGCGCGAGCATCAAACTTGCTGATCGGATGAAAGCATTACAGTGGCTTACAGATCACATGGATCTTGCTACAGAGAAGCAGAGAGCAGAGATCGCATTGCTGAAAGCTAAGTCGCAGGGTGATGACGAGACAGAGATCACCGACGATGGATTTGTTGGTGCACTGAATGGATCAGCAGAGGGGGACTGGACAGACGAAGAAGGTTAAGCAGATATTTCACTTTAAGCCATTTTCCAAGAAGCAGCGCAAGGTCTTGAACTGGTGGTGTGATGCATCACCGGTAAAGGATAAGGATGGAATTATAGCCGACGGAGCAATCCGATCTGGCAAGACTATCTGCATGTCACTAAGCTTTGCTATATGGGCAATGGAACGGTTCAATGGTCAGAACTTTGCCATGTGTGGTAAGACGATCGGATCATTCCGTAGAAATGTGCTGTTCTGGCTGAAGCTGATGTTGAAGAGCCGGGGGTATGCAGTTACAGATCACAGATCCGACAACCTGGTCGTGGTCACAAGGGGAAATGTAACGAACAACTTCTATATATTCGGTGGTAAGGATGAAAGCTCGCAGGATCTCATTCAGGGTATTACCTTGGCTGGGGTCTTTTTTGATGAAGTTGCGTTGATGCCGGAAAGCTTCGTGAATCAGGCAACCGGACGATGCTCCGTCGATGGTTCGAAGTATTGGTTTAACTGCAATCCGGATGGACCATATCACTGGTTCAAGGTGAACTGGATTGATAAGGCAACCGGATATCTTGGGAAAAAGAAAACAGCAGAAATAAAAGAGAAGGCTGTGGCAGAGAATCGAGATCCGGGATTGAAAGAGATTCTGTATCTGCATTTTACGATGGATGATAACTTAAGCCTGTCAGAGACGATCAAGGAACGATACCGCAGCATGTACACGGGAGTGTTTTTCAAGCGGTATATCCTTGGACTGTGGGCGATGGCAGAGGGTATTATCTATGATATGTTTGACACTACCAAGCATGTGATATCGAATCTGTTAGATTTGGTCAATACAAATTACTATGTGTCCTGTGACTATGGCACACAGAATGCAACCGTGTTCCTATTGTGGTGTAAAGAACATTCTGGACGATGGGTATGTTGTCGTGAGTATTATTATTCCGGTCGAGATGAAGAAAGGCAGAAAACCGACACCGAGTATGCAGATGATTTGGAACAGTGGCTTGATGGGATAAAGCCGGTAAAGATTATTATT